GATGCCGCGCGCGCCGGCCTCGTCCGGGTCGAAGGCCAGGACGACGTCACGGCCGCGCAGATGCTCGACGAGCTCCGCGACGAGGGCAGCGTTCCGGGCCAGTCCCGCGCCACGGATGATGAGCGCGTCGTAGCCGACACCGACCGACGTCAGACCATCCCCCGGTCCCTCCGTCACAAGGATCGTGTCGTACCCGGCGCCGCCCTGGAGGACGCCGTATTTCGCCCACGTCCTCCCCTCGACGTTGGTCAGCGAGACCCAACGGGCCGGGCACTTACCGGAGAGGTCGCGTCCCTGGAGTCCGCGGATCACGCCGTCGAAGCCCGTGAGCGGAACCGTCAGCCGCGGGTACCGAGTGAAGGCGCGGCTGAGCCACGGCTTCGTCCGGTCACCCGGCTGCGAGTAGCCGACCCCCAGCTCTTCGCACTGCTCTGGCGTGAGCCCGAAGCGCTCTGCCGCGTACTCCCGCGGGCGGTACTCGTTGCGCACGTCGGCCGCCATGAACTCTACGACCGTCTCGTCGACGAACGCCCGCAGCCCCGCAATCTCCGCGATGCCGACGGCCTCCACGGGCTTCGCAGAGATGGTGCTCACGCCCATGTCGTTGATGACGTCGAAGAGGTCCGACTCGCGGAGGCGCATCTTCGCCAGGACGTCAGCCTTGATGCACCCCGTACGGCAGACGAGGAGGAGCTTTCCGTCCTCCTTCAGCGTCAACTTGAGCGACGGGTGCGCCCGGTCGTTGTGCGCGGGGCAGAGCGCAAGGTGCCCGTCGTGGTCCTCCTCCACTCCGTCGAGCCGCCCCAGGATCTCCGACAGTCGCAAGGTCTCTCCCCTCTCGTGCATGCGGAAGGGGCGCCCCGGAGGACGCCCCTGTGGTGGTGACTTGTGTGAGTCGTTTCGCGCTACTCGTCCTCGTCGTGGTCCTCGTACGTGATGGACGTCGGACCGCCCCACGACGAATAGCCCGACGCGTGCTTGTCTCCACGGGCGAGTGCGTGCCAGACCCAGCCGCGAGCGTCCTCCATGGACATCTCGCCGCCCTCGTACTCGTCGCCGTCGGGATAGACGGTGAGGGTGCCGGAGAACTCGATGACTGCCTTCTTCACGCCGCCTCCCGGTGTGCTCTGTCGTGCTGCTCGAACGAGTCCGGCGCGATGTTCCGGAGGAGGTTCTCCGCGGCCTTCAGCCGGTTCAGGAGGCGCACGTCGGTGCGCAAGTCCCTCACGACGTAACCGTCCGCCACGCCCCGCATTCGCCGCTTGACGACCGCGCACCCGAAGGGTTGGCCGGCATGGATCGCCTCACGGTTCGCCTGCGCGATGTAGTCGGCGAGCGTGATGGACTTCTCCGCCTTCGCCTCCAGGGCGTGCAGGTAGTAGCCGTCGACGTCGCCAATGTCGCGGGCGCCCATCTGCACGTTGCGATGGGCGCCCGGGTCGTGATGCTCGCGCAGGTAGGCGACGATCGCCGACTCCCACGCAGTCCCCTTAGTCTTCGATGGGTTTGTCGCTGTCCTCACCCCTCGTGACCCACACCTCGACGAGGTCTGAGCCGTCATCCGAATCGATCACCACGGGTTCCGACTGAACTCTCCACGTCGTCCCCCGGTACGTCAGGTGCCCTTCGTCGTCAGCCCCGCCCCGCGTGCCTGCCTCGTCAGTCACTACCCGCACCCCTCTTCCCTCGGCATCCGCTTTATCGTACGCGTGTTCGATAGAGCAGATATATCCACGACTAAGGTTCAACGCTTCCGTGGACACGGGGACACTGGCTTGCACGCGGTCTTCACGCTGCGACCAAGAGACCTCCACCTCCCCCACCCGCATCGACGAGGCGGAGGCCGCAAGGGGTGCCGAACTCGCCGGACTCGATGACGCCGTCACCGTCGAAGGAGCGGAGCGTCTTCACGCGTTCCTGCGCGTCGACCTCCTCGACGTACGGACCCCACACCTTCCCCTCCGGGTACCGGAAGGCGCTGACGGTCTGGACTACTCGGAACACTGCTTCTCCTCACTGCGGGTACACAGCCACGCCAATCCGAAGACGAACGAGGCGAGCGCGACGAAGACGGGGGCCAGGGTGGCGGCGATCAGAATCTGTTGCCACATGTCGTCACCAGATCTCGCGAATGATCACGAGCGCCTCGCCGTTGTCGAGCTCGTCGACGAGATCGAGGATCGCCGACGCAGCGCTCAGCTCCTCGCCCTCACGCGTGGAGATCTTCTCCGTCCCGTCGTGGACGGGCGGGATGAGGATCTGATCACGCGCACCGCACTCCGCTGTGGTACTGACCTTGTGGACGTTGATCCGGCTCACTGGCTCTCCCCCTTCGACTGCGCATGCTGAACGGCCCGCCGGACTCGGGACACCGTCGGTCGGCTGTCCGCCGGCATGTCGTCCGTCTCCGCGATCAGGTCCGCGGCCTCAGCCTCCGTCAAGTACACGCAGATCCGGTGCCGGGTGGACCACTTGAAGTACGACCTCACTGCTCCTCCAGCTCCCTCATGAGCTCCTCCGTGATCCACGAGGCATACACGCATCGCGGCTTGTCGAAGACGACGGGGAGCGGGTCGGGTACGGGGCGGACGATGACGGTGTCCGGCTCGCGGATCACTCGATACCCTCACACACAGCGCTGACGATGTCGTCGAGGAAGACGCCGATACCGGGCCAGTCCTTCGCAGCCTTCGCGCGGAGGTCCGCGATCACCTGGAGCCGGACCTCTTCCTCTATCTGCTCGACGATCCACGCGTCCCGGTACGCCTTATCCCGCCATCCCTCGAAGACCTTCCACGCCCCGGGGCTGATGCTGTAGGACTCGCCGTCGATCTCCATGGCCATCAGCCACTCACCCCCGTCACGTGCGTCGGTACGGTGCCGTCGGCCTTGCGAAGGACGAGGGAGTTCGAGCCGACCTCACTGCGACGCTGCGCGCCACGCCAGTTGGAGGCCGTCACCTCCATCATCGCTCGACCGGACGGGGTGAAGTAGACGATGCCCAGCTTGAAGAGGCCCGTCGACGAGGCTGCGGAAAGGACGTAGTCGCCGGCCTCGACGCGGGTTCCGAAGGAATCCGTCACGCTGCCTCCCATCCGACGGGCCGGACCTCGACGAGGGGGCCGTCCCTGCCCTCGACAGACGCAGCGGGCATGACGTCGAACGGGATCACGTCGGGGTCCCCGTCCGCGTTCGCCGCGAACATCAGCGCGTTCGTGGACACTGCCTGCCAGATGTCGCCGTCTCGGTCGCGGTAGAAGTGTCCGGGTTCGATGGTCACTAGCTCTCCTCTCGATTCATCACGCACACGAGCGCGCCACGCCCTAACGCGACGCCGACGGCCTCCCAGTACTTCGGGAAGTCCTTCCTCGACGTCGCGTCGGGGCGGATGTAGATGCAGTCGCCTTCGCCGGCCGCACGGACGTCGCCCAGTGCGGGGGCGTTGGCGGAGTCGATGAGGTGGAGGGTGGTCACTCGTCCTCACCCCGAATCAGGGTCCGCCCCTCGTTCTCCGCCACCCACTTGAAAAACTCCGTGACGGCGTCCTCGTCTCGGAACTTGGCGAGGCTGTGAAACACAGGACCATTCCGGGTGCAGAGCCACTTGCCCTTCCGCCCTGGGATGGCCGACACGACGAGCTCCCGCCCGGGGAGCCCCTCGCGCTCACTCACTCCACGCCCCGCGAGAGAACGCGCTCGATCTCGTCCGCCTGCGAGTCGTCCGCGGCGTACCAGTCGCCGTTGTTGCTGACGGAGAACCTCAGCGCCTGGCGGATGAGCTCCACCTCCCGCGCCGTGAGCTCCACCGTCATCCCGCTGTTCGCGATCACCTTCGCCATGCTCTCCTCCTCAGACTTCCTCGTACGTCGCGGCGAAGACCTCCGGCTCGCACGCGTAGTGCTCGCCCTTGATGCCCTCGATCAGCTGCCACCCCGGCGGGATCACGTCCGGCTCCGCGCCGCGCTCCATCGTGCGGATAAGCAAGTGGAGGCGTCCGTCACGGAGCTCCGTCCCTTCGAGGTCATCCCCGAGGAACGTGTAGACGTCCGGGAGGTCGCTCGCCTGCCCGGTCCACAGGTGAGCGCTGATGACGATGGGCCTCTTCCTGTACTGCTTCGGCACGATGCCTCTCCTCTCTCCTACGCCCAAAGCCCCCGGGACCGAAGTCACCGGGGGCTGAGGGGGGTTAGGCGTCGACGCGAGTGAGGGGGCCGAACAGCGCGACGACGTTCTCCAGCGGCTCCGTCACGGTCGACGGCTGGTAGCCGTTGCACCCGCCGCGGACCTCGTCACCGAACCGCTTGAACGTCCACGGTTCGTTGTCGCGGTCGTTGTAGGTCGCGGTGAGGTCGTACGTCACGCCGTCGTGGGTGTAGGTGTTCTCGTCCTCGACGCGCTCTACTACCTGGCACCACCACTGACCGTTGGGGTCACCGTGGTACCCGCTACCATCACCGAACTCGACGAGGTATCGCAGGCGGTCACCTTCGTCGTCCTGCTTCAGTACGCCCACCTGCCCGACGAACTTCGTGGTGTCGTCGCCCTTCACCACTCGCACCCGGTCACCTACCTTGACCGGCTCGACGACCTTCGTCATCGCGTGCGCCATGGCTGTGAAGGTCTGCGGGTCGTCGGGGTTCGCCGGCGGGTCGAGGAGCTTGACGACGTAGACGTCTCGGTTGTCGAAGGGGCCGTACTCGACTGTCGCCTTCGCGCCGGAGCGCGTCGCCAGGGTGACCACGTCGCCGACGGCGAAGGTCGGGGTTTCGGGGATGGCGGAGAGCCGCTCCGCAGGCACGATCACTTCGTTCGTGCGTCCGTCTTCCTGGACCAGGTAGGCGCGCGGCATGAAGGTATTCTCAAAGGGGCCGTAGGTGACAGTCACCACGCCTCGAAGACGGTGCTGCACACGCTGTCCGACCTCGAACGTCACCGTCACTTGCTCTCCTCCCTGGTGTCGGCGATCACTACGACGTGCTCCGCGGCCACGTTCTGGACCGCGAGTGTCTTGCGGGCGATGAAGCCGGAATCCCGGCCCGTCGGCTTCACCTTCAGCATGGGGACGACGCGCCCCGTGCTCCTGTCCGTCGACGTCTCCAGGACGACGGCCTCCGAGTTGCGCACCCGGTTCCCCTGACGGGACGGGTACGCGATGACGACGCCGGGCTTGATCTCCGCGCCCGTGAAGTCAGTCAGTCGGGCCTTGCCCATTGCTCTCCTCAGTGTGCGTAGTATCGTGAAGTACACCCGCTCTCCCCACCGCAATTGGGGAGAGCGGGTGTCGTTATGTGCGCCAGTAGCGCGAGCCGCTTACGCAGCCTTGCCGAGAAGGTCGGCCGCCGGGTCGCCCGCGTCCTCGTAGACGCCGAAGACCTTGATGACCGGCTTGTTGTACGAGACCGTCTGGCCCGCACGGGGCCCCTTCTTCGGGACGTACGTGACGTTCTCGATCGTCAGTGAGGCACGGACCGGGACGCCCTCCGCGCCCGTCTCCTCGTCGCCGGCGTTGCCGTAGCGGTCCAGGTCCCCGAAGAGCGGGCCGAGAGCCTCGACGAGCTTCCACGAGCCGGAGTTGAACCGGAACTTGCCCAGCTCCGGTGCGTCCAGGAGGCGGAAGGTGACGTCGACGCTGGGCTTCGCGCCGCCGCGCTGCGCCTTCAGCTTCCGCTCCGCGATCAGGGTCGGGCACCCGCACGCCTTGCCCTGGTCCTCCTCGGGGACGCTGAGGATCTTGAAGCCGTCGCAGTGATGCGTCATGCCGACGCCGGGGATGAACTGCTTGAAGCTCGCGTCGACGCCGTCCGGCTCGATGATGATGCTGACCGTCTTCGCCTCGGTCAGGACTTCGAGCCGGTCTTCCTTCTCCGGGTCCCACTCGACGGGCTCGCCGCCGAAGAGCTCCGCGACCTTGTCCGCGACGGTCGGGTCACCGGTCGTGACGCGCCACTCGTTCAGCGCCTCCGGCGTCTCCGTACGTCCGGACTTGACGAGGCGACCGGAGCGGAAGCGGCCCACGGTGTCGTTCTCGAAGCTGGGAAGCTCCCGCGGGGCGGCGTCGGGGTCGGCGTCCCAGATGCTGGCAAGGTTGTTGGCCATATGTGAATGCCTCTCGTAGGGGGCGTGTGCGTGTCGGTGTGCGGCCGTTCGGCCTTACACAGTGGTTATGGGGGAAACGAGCCCCGATGTGACGCGGTCCGTGAGTCGTTTTACGGAACTTCGCCGCCGTACCTCTTCAGGACTTCGTTCTCCTCGCGCAGACGTAGGAGCTCGACGTTCTTCAGCTCCAGCGCTTCCATGCCGAAGTTGTGCTCGTCCGCGGCACGCCGGCGGGCGGAGAGCCAGGCGAGGCGGTAGCGGAGGATGCGTGTCCGGTCGTTGAACATGAACTTCCACGACGTCGCCCACTCCTGCGCGTTGTCGTCAGCCCTCTGCGCGTGAGTCCATCCGGCGTCGGCATCGCGCTTCGACGTAGCTAGTTCCGTCTGTAGCTCAGCAACGAGCAGCGTCAGACGGTCGACCTCTGCCCGCGCCTCCGCCACGTCCGCATGCATGCCTGTGCACATACCGTCGGCGTCCGCGCCTAGCTCGTCCTCCAACTCGACGATGCGCTCCGCCATCTCGCGGGCGCCCCACCCCTGATAGATGGTCTCGATGCGATCGTCCCGGTTGTACTCGTCGGAGCTGTCGTAGACCTCCTCACGCGACGTCACGGGCCAGCCTCCACAGGTCCCGGTCCGTCGATGTCACACGCTTCGCGGCGAGCAATTTCCACAGATCCCCCGGCGTGACGTCGCCCGGGAGCCGGCCGTCGTCGAAGAGGTGGACGTCGGCGCGGAGGTACGCCTCGTCGACGAGCTGAGAGCAGATCAGGTGCCCCGAGTCGGCGACGAAGTCACGCACCCACGCAGGGCGAACGCGGTAGTGAGCGAGCGCGATGGAGGCGTAGTCGAGGAAGGAGTACGGCGTCCCAACGAGGCCACGCGCGGCACCGACGATGCGCACGCGATCCACGGCCGTCAACGGGATCTTCCCCGTCGACCACACGACAGGCTCGTTCGCCTCCTCCAGCGGGATCAACTCCGCCCCGCCGGGCATGGCCTGGACGATCTCCCCGTTGCCGACGTAGATGAAGGCGTGTTGGACGGGAGCGGCGTCGCCCACGAGCCATTGGCCCGTGGCTACGAACCGCCCAGTGAAGCCGCCGATCTTCGTCAGGGCGAAGTCGCCAGGCTGGGGGTAGGTCATCGCTGCCCCCACTTCGGCCCGCGGAAGGTCTCGGGGACGAGGGGCGGGAGCACGTGCGGACGCTCGACGGCGATGAGTCGCGAGTACAGGTCCAGCCTCTCCGGCGATCGGAGCGTCAGCTCCTGCGGTGTCCGGTCGTACTGCGCGGCCCACGTCTCGAACAGAACTTCAGCTAGGAATGGGTACATTGCGCCTCCTTGTAGGTCGTCACGGCGAAGGCGAGCGCCCTCGTCCATCTCTCGCTCGCGCGCTGAACGGCACGCTCGTATGGCTCCATGTGCGCCCGCATCGCGTCGGCCGACGAGCCGGGAACCCTGTCCAAGATCCGGCGCAGACGCAGGTATGCGATGTGGCGCCGGTACATCCGGGTACGCTCGCGCTCCTGCTCCAACAGCCACCGGTCCCGGAGCGCTAACTCGTCGACGTACCGCATGCCGTCACAGTCCCGGCACTCTGCGCGCCGGCCGTGCCACGGGGTCTCACGGAACTCCTCCCGGTCCTTCCGCCGTCGGCAGAGCCCGCCGCACAGGAGCGTGTTCTTCCCGCGCGGGTGCGTGCGCTCGAACTCCCGGCGGATGGCATCGGCGAGGGTGTAGGTCACGCGTCCCTCGCCTCCTCCTCTGCAAGCCACTTGCGGTATGTACCGAGGAGGTCGCCGCCTGTCCGCTCCCAACCAATCGGCTCTCCTCCCGCCTCCAGTTCGGCGATACGCGTCCGGAAGCGCTCCATGCGCTGCTTGCGAATCGCCTGCGCCTTCTCCGCGTCCGTCGGAAGGTCGCACGGCGGGAGTGCGTCGACGATGACGAGCCGGTCGGGACCGACGTGCACGCGTTCCCGCGGCTTGCTCCACGTCGTCATGCCGTAGGAGCGGCGTACCACCTTCAGCCACACGCGGCCGGCGTCGGTGAAGCCGTCGACGATGGCCTCCACGAGGGCGATGGAGCGGCCAACCCCGGCTCCGTAGACGCAGGTTGCGCCGACGTGGATCGGGACACCACGGGCGTCCTTCAGCGGGTCCGGCGTGCTCACCGCGCCACCTTCTTCCCCAGCCACCCGAGCGCCATGAACGGGCTGATCACGACGAGGAACGCCGGACCGAAGATGACGATTGCGGCGATCTGCATGAAGTCGTCAGACTGGTAGCCGCGCAACTCGTCAGGACCCCAACGCACGAGCGCCAGACCGGCACTCAGGTAGGCGACGACGATGGCAACGGCGATCAGGATGCTCACTCGCTCTCCTTCGAATCGATGAAGTCCGCAGCCTCCTGCGGGGTGTCTGCGCAGCACCCGACGCCCGCACAGCCCTCGTCCCACTCGTGCGCGCGGATGCGCTCCGCGGCTTCGTGCTCCACGGCTGCGCGGTAGTCGTCGAGGGCACCCAAGAGCGAGGCATTCACGAATCCCTGCGGCTCCATGGCAGCTGCCTCGAAGACGGCCTGACGCGCGGCCTCCGTCTTGCCGATGGCGACGACGACGTCACGCCCGATTCCGGGGCAGTCCTCCGCGGAGTGGCCCGAGCGCATCGTCTTGCACGCGGCCGGCGGATGCTGGTTGCACGTCTCGTCAACCTTGTCCTGATCGACGAGCCCGCACGGTTCGAGCTCGCAGGGACACGAGGCCTCGATGTGGCCGCCTCCGCCGAAGGATCGTCCGATGTGCATCACACGCAGCCTCCGAATCCCGCTCCGTAGCCGTGCATCCGGCCGTTGTTCCGCGACTCCCCGCAGCCCACGCACCGCGGGTCGATCAACCCCGCGGCTCTGGCGCGCTGGTGCCGCTGGAGAAGGTGGATCTCGAACGGTGCGGTCCGGATCTTCTCCGCCAACACGTGGGCATGACGGTCGAGGAAGTCGCGGGCGAACTCCTTCGCCCTCGGCTTGTCGCCACTGATCCGGTACTCCATCGACCAGAGCTCCTCGAAGAGCTCCGCCTCCTCGTCGACGGGCTCCGTGCAGTTGCCGGGGCATGGGTCGAAGAGGCTGTGTGTCCCGGGAGGGCACTCAGGCATCGGGGACCTCCGGGTCGATTTGGTTCAGCGCGTCGTGCCAACCGGCGACGTAGCGCGTGACGAACTCCGACTCGCCGGGGTACGCGCGGGGGCCCATGAGCTGACGGGATTCCTCAGTGAGGGCGTGCGCGTGCTCCTTCACCGCCTCGTCGACGAGCCGCTCCGCCTCTGCGCGGTGCTCGTCCATGCGGCCGTTGCGGGTTCGGGCGAGGAGGTTGGTCAGGGTGGTGACGAGGGTGTCGCGGGCGGTCATCGCGCCCACCAGAAGCCCGCGGCCAATGCCTCCGCGCGGTTGCGCTGAACGAGCCGCTCGAACGCCGCCACATCGTCCGCATCCCAGCCGAGTTCGGCGTCCGGGTAGTGACGCAGCTTGTCTGCGAACTCGTCCAGGATGTCCTTCATGACGCTGATCTCGTCGTTTCGCTCGCTCACCACCCCTGCACCTCCTCCGCCTCCGCTATCAGCGCGGCGAGATCGTCGGCGTTCATGACGACCGTGGCTATCGATCGGCCGGCGGCACTCTGGACGTGGAGGTCGTACTCGATGCCGCGGGGTGTGATGCTGACCGTCGAGCCGTCGGCCGTGTGGATGGTGGTGGACTTGATCATGTGCTCTCCTCAGCTCTCCCCGGGACCAAACCCGCTCGGGTTTGATCGGGTGCTGTTTGCGCGGATCAGTGGGCGCTCCTACGCCGAAAGCCCCCGGCGCCGAAGCGACCGGGGGCTGGGTTCATGCGTGTGTGACTGGCGCTACAGAGTCGGCGCCTTGCCGACGGCGAATCCGACGACGAGCCCCACGACGAGACAAAGCAGTTCCATGCGTCCTCCTAGTCCGGCGTCGGGCACGCGGACCGGTGGCAACCGTGGCGGTGACACCAGTCAGGGCTACGCTCGGGATCGGTCGACATCTACCGCCTCCTCTTCGCCGACGGAGCGCGGTACGCCGGCGCCTTGCGCTTCGTGGTCTTCGGCGTCTTCTTCGCCTTCGGGTGATCGATGTCGATCTCGATTCCCGGGGACTGCGCCGGTTCGGCGTCCCAGTCGCACGAGGCGAGGAGGAGCGCCAGGACGAAGGCGATCAGGACGACCGGAGCGAGGAGCGTAAGTCGTTTCACGCTGCTGCCTCCCACTTGCCCGCGTCCTCGTTGTCGAGAGTGACCTTGAAGACGTTCCGGGTCTGCGTGTGGAAGACGCAGACGCCTTCGGGGTTCATGAAGCCAGGAGCGGCGTGGGAACCGTGGAGCTTGAGGCTCATCAAAGCGTGGTGAATGCGCGCCTCGCTGAACACGCCCTCGTAGAGGACGGGCACTGGACCGACGGGAACGCCGCCCACCTCCGTGCCCGGGTTCTCGAAGTGCCGCGCGGTGTTGAAGAGGCTGAACCGCTTCCCGTCGACGTCGTAGCCGCGCTGGATTCCGCGTCCCCACCACTCACCGAAGTGCGTCCCCTCCCCCAGGATCTCGACGAGCTCCGCGGCGTTGTCGTAGACCCACGCGGCGAAGCCATAGTTGTCGCTGGTCTTCCCCGGCGTGATGATGCGTCGTCGGGACTGCGCGCTCAGCGCGTACCACTGACCGGCAACGTACGTCAGCCGCGCCCCTTCCGGCGTCGCCGTCAGCTCGTCGTCCCGGACCTTGCTGATGTGGACCGCGCTGTTCGTCCCGTCCAGCTTCTCGGACACGATGACCGGGCGGAACAGCCTCTTCGTCTTCGGCCACTCAACGAACTCGTGCACGCTCTCTCCTCCGTGTGCATGCGAAGCGGGGCGCCCGACGTGGACGCCCCGCGTGTGTGACTGGCGTTACTTGCGACGGAGCCGGCGGACGACGCGCACCACGGCCACCAAGCCGACGACCGCGAGCACGAGCGTGAGCGGATGGGTGACGGCGAGCACCAGGAGCGCTACGCCCAGCGCCGCGGACAACAGCAGCGTCAGCAGTCCGGCGGCTGCGATGCTTGCCGGGTTGGGTCGGTCGGTCATTCGCTCTCCCCTGTCAGTCGTGTGATCTCGTTCGCCTGGCGAACGACGGTGGCCTTCAACTCGTCGAGTTCGGGGCCCCTGTCTTCCTCCCACGCGTTCCGCCAGTAGAACGCGTCCCCCATGGCCGTCGCGTGGAGCCTCTTCAGCTCGTCGCGCTCACGCTCCGCGGCTTGCAGCTTCAGGCGAATCGGGGCCGTATTGTCCTGGCGCTGAGCCAGGGACTTCCAGAGCTCCGTCTCCTTCTGCTGGTTCTCCGCCTCCTGCTGCCAGTGGTCGCGGTCGTCGGAGAGCCGCTCGATCTGGCTCAGGGCGGCGTCGAGAGAGCGCTTCAACTCCTCGCGTACCGAATCACCCTCTCTGATCTGTTCGGCGAGCTCCTCGAACTCCACGCGGTCGACAACAAACGCGTTGTAGGGGCGCGCGGTTCGTCGCTCCTCGGTGTAGCCGCCCTCTGGAAGCCCAATCCGAACCCGACCGTCGGGGCGGTAGAACGCCCTCACGCCGCCCTCCGCTGCGTGCCCGTGACGAGCTCGCCACCGGACGCGATCGGCTTGCCGACGACCTTCTTCTTCGTCACCGTCTCCCAGTCGAAGGTGTGCCGGAGGCTCTGGAAGTGCTGGAAGATCTCCTCGTCGCACTTCACCGGGACGAGGCTCCAGCCCTCCGGACGGACGTGGAGAACGGCTCCGCCGGCCATCTGCGGGACGGGAACGCTCTCCCCGGTGTCCGCCAGGATGATGCGGTCCGCGTAGCGGTAGGCGGACAGCTGGAGCGCCACGGAGTCGTAGACCTTCGCGGACGTCTTCCAGTCGAGGAGGACGATCTCCCCGTCGATCTCCGCGATGGCGTCGAAGCTGCCGGCGTACTTGTGGGCGTCCGACCACACCGTCTCCTCCAGGTAGAGGAAGCGCGGCTGGAACTCCGCGAGGAACTCACGGAACCATCGAACGTGAGGCTTCACATCCATGTGGACGGACCGGTCGGAGACGACCTCCCCGCGCGCCAGGCGCTCGAAGTAGTCGTGAGCGGCCGACCCGAGATCCGTCGCCGCCTTGCTCTTCCGTCGGTGCGCGTTCTTCAGGTAGTCGACGGCGCCCTTCGGGTCGCGCTTGCAGAGCTCCGAGACGATGTCCCAGTTCTCGACGGCCGCCTCCGCGGACTCCTTCGCAGCCCAGAACGTGAGGTAGTCCTTCGGCAGCATGTTGCCGACCGACGTCACACCCGGGACCTTGATGTCCCCGTCGTCCGGGTCAATGTAGAAGCGGGAGCCGCTTCGCTTGATCGTGTCTACTCCGGCCACTCGGCCTCCTGTGTCGCTCTCTTGCTGACACAGTGGTTATGGGGGAATCGAGCACCGATGTGACGCGAGCCGTCGAGGAACTTCCGCCTCCTCCCCGTCGGTCAAACTGCGTGCCGAATCGCCAAACTAACCCCCCACTTTCAATTTCTTCCTAACGCGTTAGAGAGAAGTTGAAAATAGGGGGTTGGTTTGACGTTCTGTCCTGGCGGGAGGACGAGGATGCGGGCTGACGAGGAGGGGAGCTAGCGCGCTGACCTGGACTTTCGGGTGTGCTTGCGCAGCTCAGCGATCGCCTTCGAGATGGCTGCGAGCTCCTCGTCCAGTTTGGCACGCTGCCCATCGGTCATGTCCGTTTCGATGACGTCCGGGCGCATCTGGGACAGGATGCTCCGCGCAGCGCCGGCGAGTCGGAGGTGGTCGGCCGTCGCCTTCACCTCCGCGCCCGACAGGAGTGCAGCCGTGGCGGGCTTCACCTCGCCGCCCTTGGGCTTCCGTCCGGGCGTCTTCTTCGGCTCGGCGGGCTCCGACACGAGCTCAGCGTCCGGGATAGCGATGATCTTTGCTGCCGTCACGAGGGCTTTTTGCGTCGCGCGTGTGTCCTGTTGCCGCTCCAGCGCCGACGTGGGCTGAAGTCCGGCGCGACGGAGTTCACGCGGCGTCAGATTGCGCCGCAGGACATTGCTCATGTGGTAGCGAACGTTCGCCTGGACGCGCGTCCTGTCGTCAGATGGCACCACCGAGTACACCTGCGCGGCTAGCTGACGGTACTCGTGCGACTTCCCCGTCAAGTCATCGAGCTGCTTGCGCAGCGCCAGGAGGACGACGGCAATGTTCCGGTTCAGTGTGGTCGTCGCGTCCTCGATCCGCACGACCTCTTTGACGTATGCGGAGCCACGAGCAATGAGGAGCGCTTGATCCTCATGCTCGATGTCCTCCAGCTCCAGCGTGGGGAGGTCGGCGGAGCTCGCCCACTTAAGGGTGTGACTGGCGCCTGCCTGACGCACAATCTCCTGTGAACTCATCCCGACCTCTCCGACGTCATAGGGGCGCTACCGTTCCCGAGGGTAGCGTGAAACACTGCTCTTAGGGCGACCTTACAGTAAAACCTCTGTACTTGATCACTCTGCCTTGAAGGGCTCCCCGCACACTCCGCAGATAATCGGCCCCTGAGCTGCGACGGTGCGACCGATTCTGAACTTCCGCGGCGGAGTGCAGCTACAGGACATCGACAGTCGGTCCGTGCGGCCGGCGCGAGACGTCGACGGAAGCTCCAGGTGCGGCAGGACGAGCGGGATGATCTCTTCTAAGGCGAGTAGATCCGGGGCGTGTCTCTTCCTCGCTGCGTCGCTCAGGACCGGGTTAGGGAATCCCTTCCCCTTCACCCTCTCCGCGCCGTCCGGCCAGACGAGCCCTACCTCCTCCGCGGCCGTGAGGAAGCTCTGATTGTGGTACACCCCGTTCATCGTGGTGTCGCTGACGCCACGCAGCCAGTTCAGTACATGCGCGGCGTCGTGGAGGACGGTCTCCAGAACTGCTTCCGGTCCCTCTTGGGCAACCTGCCCAGTGACGACGAGGCCAGTGAGGAGGCCTTCGTCGTCCCTCGACCAACGGGGACGATGGTCCGCGAGTCTCGTGGTCGGCGAGACAACGGGCCTAACAGGTGGTAGCTCCGGTACTTCTGCGCGTAGCCGCTCCCATAGAGCGGAGAGCGCTGCCAGTAGCGGGCCGGGTGAGGTCGGCATGCGCGGAGTATAGGGGGCATGTCGACCGGTACAACTAGCCATCCGTGAGTCGTTTTACGGTCCTGAAAATGCAAAAAGCCCCCGCATCCCAGATGGGACACGGGGGCTCAGGTCTATACCGGTGATGTGAGGCTCGTCACTCGGTTACGGAGTGAACGCTTTCTGTCTGTGAGGCGTATCCATCAGGACTTTGCCGGGGTCACGGTCGCTCGCGGCTGACGAGGATGGCGATTGCGGCGTCCAGGTCGACGCCCTGCTCTGCCAGGGCTTCCCGCAGGTAACCCCACGGCTCCTTCGTCCCCTTCCCGCCGGCTCCGCGGTTGCACGGTATGCATGAGGGGACGAGGTTGAAGAGGGCGTGCGGCCCATACTTCGACAAGGCGTAGAAGTGCTCCACCTCGTAGCCGTCGACGAGGGAGCCGCCGCAGAAGAAGCACTCGTAGAGGTCGTACTCTTCCCAGTCGTGGCGGAGGTCCCGTGCAGTGAAGGACTCGACCGTGGCGTTTCGCTTTATAGCCCGGTGTCTGGAGGCCTGCGCTCTGTTGTTGGCTCTGTACGCAGCGGGATTGGACTCCCGCCACGCATCGTTGACCTTCCGGCAGTGCTCGCGCTTCTCCTCATACCGGGCTCTGTTGGTCCGTATCCCACACGCAGCGCACTTCAGCTGGCGACCGTCGCGTACGCCGCTCCGAACGTTGAAGTCCGTTAGGCGCTTCACCTTGAAGCACGCGTTGCAGATCTTCACTCCTGCCCGCTGCTCCCACAGGAGTCGGTTTATGCGCCGCCGAACACTGCTGTCACTCAGATCCATCTCTCCTCCTACGCCAAAAGCCCCCGGGCTCCGAGGAACCAGGGGGCTCAGGTACTACTTCGTCGGCGTTACCTTCGACCGGGCCGACTCCCCGACGAGGATCGGGAGCGCGACGACTCCGACGGCTCCGACCGTCTCCGCCACGTCGGCGTTGACCGAGGGGAAGACGACGGCCGCAGCGAGGACCAGCGACGTCAGAGCCGCCCGCAGCCGTACGGGCTCCTGCGTGGCGAACGCCTGGACCTTCGCCTTCGCGCGGAGGGCAACGATCTGGAGGTACGTGATCAGCGGGTTCATGAGTGCCTCTCGTTAGAACTTCATGGCGAATCGTGCGGACTCGATGGCGTGGATCTCGTCCCAGATGCGTTCGAGCTGCTCGCCCAGATGCGGGAGGTCCCCGTCGTTCTGGACGAGGTAGTGCGCCGCCTCCGGGCCCAGTCGCTCCGACTCGTGGTCGAGCTGCGGGATGCCGGGGCGGTTGATGTGGAGGAGACGGAAGCCCGCGCGCTTCAACGCCTCCACCTCGTTCTCGTACCTGACGTCGGTGACGACGACCGGGACGCCTGCGTCGTTGGCCTCGATCGCCTTCTCCAGTACCGGGCGAATCCAGATGTCCGGGTCGACGGCTCGCATGGCGGAGCCAAGCTCCTGGAGGAAGCGGCGGACCTCGGGGTACGCCTTCGCAGCCTCCCATCCCTGCCCCGTGATGAGGCTCGACAGCCGGGAAGTACCCACGTTGCTACCGCCGGAGTCGACCGTCATGAACGCCGCGACAACCGGGTTCACCTTCAGCGCCGCTTCCTTCAACGCGTCCGCGAAGGCGAGGCGCCTGTACCCGTGCCCGTCGACGAAGAACTTCCCCGCCGTGTCCTTACCGCTCCGTGCGCGGCCGATGATTCCTAGGTTCACGTCCCTCTCCCCTCTCTGTACCCCGGTAATGGGGGAATCGAGAGGGGATGTGACGCGGGGCTGTCAGGAATCTCAGACGGAGTACCAAGCCCCGCCGGACGGGACGAGCCGCACCGACGCTCCAGCCGCGACCGTCTTCGTCGCGCTGCCGTCGATCGTCTCCGCGCCGGCGCCGTCGAGGGTCAGCGTGTTCGTCCCGGTGTTCTTGAAGACGAACTCGCACGCGGTGTTGCCCGCGCTCACCAGGTTCACCGTGAAGCCTGCGCTCGACGTGTCGCAGAGGAGGACGCGATCCGTGATGCGCACCGTCGCGGTGGAGTTCAGGGTCCGGATGCCCTCCGGGTTCTGCCCGTCGATGATGCGCAGGCCCGTCGGGTAGCCGCCCGCCGTGGCGATGTTGGCGACCGTGTAGAGTCCCGTCAGCTTGATCGTCCCCCGGGCCGTCGAGAGCCCGGCGCCGGAGTTGTCGTCCTTGAAGACGGGGAGGCTCGTCTCCGTGTCGAGTTGGTCGATGTCCAGGAACACGCCCTTCGAGTCGGAGCCCGTCCCGAAGATGTGGACCAGGTTCGTGCACACCTCGATGGAGATCTGACCGATCTTGAAGGCGTGCGTCGCGCCGACGCCTCCTCGGTAGACGCCCGTGATGCACAGAGCGCTCCAGGAGTAGAGAATCCTCACCAACTCCGGGGTGCAGTGCTCCGTCACGAACATCGCGTAGGTGTAGCCACCGTGGCACGTGACGTTCCGCAGAACCACGTTGTCGTTATTGCCGTTCGCCGGCAGGAGGAGACCCGCGCTGAGCCCCGTCGCGAAGCCGTTGACCGACGCGTAATCGCCCGTCGCCACAACGCCCGTCGTTCCGTAGGCGAAGTCCTCGATCGATGCGTTCGCCACGCCGGAGAGGTCAACCGCGCCATACGTCAGGCCGTACGAGCTGTAGGCCGTGACGATCGACAGGCTCCGGATGCTCACGAGCATGTTCGAGAACACGCCCGGTGCGACACCGTAGCCTCCCGCCTGGTTCGCCGCCCCGAGGACCACGGGGTTCGCGTTCGCCGTGATCGACGCCGACTGTGCGCCCGTCGAGGCGAAGACGCCGAAGCTGACGAGGCACGAGCCGGACAGCTGCGGAACCGTCTGATTCCAGTGCTGGACTCCGGCGCCGTTGACCGCGCCCTCGATCGTCAGCACGATCTTCCGCGCCGTGTCCGCGACGACAGGGATGGTGAGCTGCGCGTTGCCCTTCGTCGCTCCGCCAGTGACTAGCGCTCCACCGATGCCGTAGAAGCCGGAGGAGATCGGGATGAAGACGCGCGCTGCCCCACCGTTCGCCGTCGCCCACGTCACGGCGTCGTTGATCGCGTTCTGGATCGCCGTCGTGTCGTCCGTCGCCCACAGGACGACCGCGTTGGTCACCGTCGTCGAGGCGCTCGCGGAGAGCGTGACGCTCGTCGACGAGGTGAAGGCGGAGATCGTGCCCGTCAAGGTCGTAACGCCCGTCGGGCCGGCACCCTTCACCATGACGCGCTTGCCGACGTCGCCCGCCGTGAAGGGGGCGGAGGTGGAGCACGTCAGTACCGCGGAGCCGGAGGTCATGGCGCCGTCCGTCCGGACCTTACCGTCGCCCACGGCGCCGTAGGCAGCAGCCTTGACGTTGAAGACCCAGTCACCCGTGTCGGCCTTACCGATCGGCGCGTACGCGGCGTTGGCCGCTGCGGGAGTCAGTGCGCCGATGGTGGCGGGCGTGACGTCGAGGTTGGCGCGTGCCGTCGCCGGGTCCGTTAGGTCGGCGAGGTTGCCCTCCTTCGACAGGTACTTCCCGTCAGCTCGGGTCACCTCACCGCTGATGGCCGACGAGATTGCGGACGTCACGCTCGCCGACGAGGCGGCTCCGGTGATGTCGGCAACCACCAAGTTGACGGCGCCCGTCTTCCCGTTGACGCTCGACACTGCGCCACCGGAGCCCAGAGAGTGACCCGAGGGCCACGTCCCGCCCGCCTTCGGGCCGTAGATCGTCCACGAGGCCGTGTCGATCCAGAAGTCGCCGTCGACGCCCGTTCCGGCGGAGGGAGCGCCCGTTCCGTTCAGGATCGTCTTCCCCGCGGGGCCAGAGACGAGGAGGTACTCGCCGTCGCTCTGTACCGCCGGGGCGATGTCCGCAAGGTTGATCGTCCCCGTCGCCTGCGGAAGGGCGATGTGATACGTCCGGGAGGCAACGCCCGTGAGCGCTTCCTCTACTTGGTACGTGAAGTTGATGGGGCGGGCGTCCTCGTTGTCCGTCGCGATGAGGACAACGGAGAAAGCGCCCGTCGTGTCGAGCGCCACCGTGACGGAGCCGCCGGCCGTCGTGTCGGCGCCAGGGATACGCACGTACTCCGGGGCGGAGAAGGTGACGTTGCCTGCGAACGGGGTGCCGTCCGGGCGGACGTAGCGACCCGTCAGGGTCACGGTTGCGATGCCTGCGGGCATGGTCATGTGGTGTCGCCTCTCTGCGGGCGTCCGAGCAACAGGTGTTCGGCGTCGTGGCCGGCCTGCCAGGCGCGGACCTCCGTGACGTGCTCGCGGATGTCGTCGATGTCGTCACGCACGTCGTTGATGCGGGTGTTGAGCTGCTCCGCTATGGCGTCCAGTGCGGTTCGCGTGGCCGATCCCTCTGCCTCCACGGCGCCAGTCGTACGGCGCTGGAGGGTGAGGAGCGCGGGGATAGCCGCGATCAGGGCCGCACCCATGACGGATGCGGCCGTGATCAGCGAAACGAGGACTTCGGGGCTCAAGCCTTCGCCGTGAAGTTGCGGCGGGCGGCGAGCTTCTTCAGGGACTCCAGACCGACGGCGCCCTTCGCCTCGTCGCCCTTGTAGCCCATGCGTCGGCGGAAGGCGTTGTACGCGTCGTCCGTCTTGGTCCCCCAAGAGCCGTCGGCGTAGCGCTTTTCGAGGAGCCCCTCAGCGACGAGGGCTTCCTCCACGACGTCGACTTCCGTCTTGTAGGTGGTGTGACCCGTCGGGGCCGGGATGTCCTTCCGCCGCGCGGCGTTCAGGTGCGCGACGGAGACGACGGGCTTCGTCGGGGTGGACGGCTTCGGGGGCGTCGGCTTCGGCGTCGAGGTCACCGGGGCCGCAGCGAAGAGTGCGGCCTTGTCGATGTTCCCCGGGTCCCAGTGATCGTTGCCCGGGACGTTGCAGTGCCCGTAGTGGCCACCCTTCGTCAGCCACGTCGACCGGGTCCGCTTCGCCGCCGGGTCGCCGTACTGCGACGCCAGAGCACCCATGGGGAAGACGTCCGGGACGCCCCACGAACGGATAGCCCGCATGAGCGCCTTGAAGTTCGGACCGGGCTTCCAGGTCTTCGTGAACGGGGAGCCGGCACGACCGAGCACCTCGATCTGAATGCACACCTTGCCCGTGCGGTTCGTCCTCGTCGTCCCGTCGTTCTTCAGCGCACGGGCGCTCTCGTTCAGCGGTCCGTACTGCGCGAGACGGTCGGTCGTCGGGTCGTAGAGGATGTGCGGCTCCGCGCCGATGGTGATCAGGTACTTACCGACGGCGTTGAAGGAGCTGTCACCCTGCCCGCTCTCCGTCGTGTGCCAGACGACACGGCCGGGGTTGCCCGGCGTGTCCATCGCGCCGCCGATGCTGCCGTCGCCCAGCCGCTCCGCTTCCTTGATCCAGATCTCACCCATGCGTGATCCCCTCCAGGGCATGAAAAAGCGCCCCGCTGCTGCGAGGCGTGAATGTCTTGTGGTGTGGGCGTCAGTCGCCGGCGGGGCTGAACATGATTCCGTCGAGTCCGAACCATCCGGGGCTACCGGTGTTGCTGACTCCGCCGCCGGCTTCGCACGTGTAGGACATGAGTCCATCGCTGTCGATCTCGACGCGCGCCGTGTAGCGCGAGACGCCGTCGGTGGTGATGCGTTTCGACGGGGCGATGTAGTAGCGAAGCGCTGCGGGCGCTACAGCCGCGGGGATGGACGCGAACGGCGTGACCGTTCCGTCGTCGACCAGAGATCCGGAATTGCTTCGCTGGATTCGACCGCGGAGTTCGATTCCGCCTCCCGCCTTTCTCCTCCAGCCGGGAGAACCGCCGTTCGCGGTGTAGCCCGATTTGTAGGTCAACGGTTGCCACGGACCATCGGACAACAGCAACCACGTGCCGTCACCCTGACGTCCCTCCCACCGGTCCTCCGCGATGAGATAGGTAATCATCCCGGGAACGGGCTTTGAGGCTCCGGTGAGTGTCGCCGCACGGGCGTTGGCGTTCTCGAAACGCAAGACAACCTGCGGGACGATGCCGTTTACCAGCGTTGACAGTGCCGTTTCGATGTTCGGCACGTCGGCGAGAACTGGATACTGAACGTTCTGACCGTACTTATCGCCCTTGGGCATAGCGGTAGTCCCCTTCGTTTATCGGAATTCGGTAGAGCGACTACCGCTAATTCGTCGCCAGGGCGCCGATGACGACCCAGTTCCCATCGGAGTTGGTGAGGACGACGACGAGGTCATTGACGGCCGCCGTGTAGCCCTTCAGCCGTCGCACCTTTGGGACCGGCCCGTGAGCCGTCGAGATGTCCACTGTGCCGTCCGTGTAGGTGGCCGTGACAGTCGCCAGGCGCCATCCCGCGGCCTCCTGCGTGACCGTGCGGCTTGCCGCGCGCTGAACGGCGTCAGCGACCTTTGCCCTGTTCACGATGTGTCTTCCTTCCCTCCGCGCAGCCCTACGGAGAAGGTCCCGTCAGCCGTGAGCGGGATCGTCGCGGACTGGAGGATGAAGAGCTCCCTCCGGCCGGCGTAGCTGATCCGGAGGCAGTCCCCGCCCTCCAATGCCGGATTCGGAACGGCGTCGATCGAGGTCGAGATGTTCGGCGCAACGGCATCGAAAAGGGCGTACCGCGCTGCTGCCTGACAGGCGCCAACCGTCGTCCAGAGGGCAGATGAGATGAACTTCGGGACCCTGCCGAATGGGCCACCCCACCGGGTCGGGCTCGACGGAGAATCGTCATAGGCGATGGCGCTCACGGGCGCTGAATTCGAGGCTGAGTTCTCACCCGAGGCCACAACGGCGTTGTAAACGGCCGTTCTTGACATCTGCCGGGAGGCGCTCATCAACGTGCCGCCCTCCCCCTCCGCGATGTCCCACACGACGCGAGAGGCCAACACCTCCGGAACGTCGGTAATCACGAAGCGGTCGAGCGCGTCAACGTAGATGTCGGCTTGCATCGACAATGCGATCTGCTGAACCGCATCCCAACGATCCGAATTCGCATCCCAGTTCTTCACTGCGACGGACGGATTGCGGCCGCCAGAAGTGGCATTGACGACAACGGCGTCCGGGAGTGTTTCACGGATCAACGCCGTGATTGCGTCGACGCAATTCGCGTAGCCACGCGTGGACTTCGGCGTCAGGAACTTGTCGTCGATGATGTAGCACTCCGACGACTTCCCCGTCAGGGTGACCGGCCCTAGGTGCACGTCGCCTTGCGGCTCGTCGATGCGGAAGGTCCCGAGAGGAACCGTCTCCTCTAGCCCGTTGGAGTATCGGATTCCGCGGCGGACGACGAGCGTCTGACCGTAGACCGCGAGCGGATCGATCGATCTCCACGGGAGTAGCTTCGGGTCGCTCACCGTCAGCGAGATCGTCCGCCTGATCTTCGATCCGCGGTCGATGGTCACAGAGCCGTCGGCTATCGGGATGTCCGACTTCAGCAATGCGCCGGCGTAGTGGACGTCGACCCTGGTGACCATGGAGTGAGAGGTCGTCAGGGTCTGGAGAAACTGAGGGGTGACGGCGTACATCAACCCCCCTGGATTCCGGTGTAGACGTCGAGCCACGACGTCGCCTGCGTCATCACGTCGAGCCAGTCGGTTCGCGTGTCGAGGACGGATTGCCATGTGCGGTCCGTCGAGCCCGTGATACCTCCGACGGGACGGTCAACCTCCGTCAGCGGGACGCTCCACGTCCGATCCTGATAGCCGGCGTACTCGACGACGTGGGCTTCGGTGACGTCGCCAACCTGGACGTACACGTCGCGCTCGCCCCACTCGGACGGCCACTGGAGAAGCAGCGTGTTGCCTGTCTCCAGGAGCCACCACATGGAGTCAAGCTCCTCGCGGGTCTCCGTGACGAGCGTCATCGTCCCCGTCCTCGACGTACGGACGTCAGAGATGATGACGGGCCGTGCACGTCCGCGGACCGGGTTAACGCCCTGTCGGGCGCTCCTCGTCCAGTCGGGCATGCCTCCCCTGGCGACAACCGCCTCCGCCCATCTGGCGGGAAGACCAGGGTCCTTGATGATCACGGCGATGTCGTCAGGCTCCGGCAGAGTCACGGGGTCGGACGTCGAAGCTTGATAGACGGAGCCCGTCCACACCTTCACGTAGTAGCGGTACTCGACGCCTAGCGGCGCCTCGTAGTCCTCCACGACGGCAAGATCACCCGTGACCGTGGCGCTCGTCAGGTCACCAGTGGGTCCGCGGAGAGGCGTCATGGAGCCGTCGTCGAGCATCCGCCAGATGCCCCACTTCGTCAGCCCGTCGGTGGTGAGCCCTTGTATGGAGACTCTCGCGCCGTAGCTTCCGTCGATGAGGTCAGCGACCGCGCCAAGTCCGCCGGGAGCGATGTTGACTGCATCGAGGTAGAACAGGTCGTCGAGAGCGACGTTCAGGAACCGCAGACCGACTCGGCACTTCGCGGCTCCGGCTGGAGCGACGGCACTACCGACAGGGGCGTACCACGCCGCATCCGTGCCCATCGTCCACCGGTACGACGACGTAGCGATCTGCGCGTCCGTGGCGGTGTACCACGTGAACAGGAGGTCGACCACGGGCGCTACCGTCCGCCCGTCGTGGTAGACGTGTGGCGTCAGCCGGTATGCCTGACGAGGTGTGACCGGCACCGTTCCGACTGTCCGAACGGTGGCGTCCGTCGCTTCACCGTTGGCTCCGATCAGCAACGATCCGATGCCCTGGAACCAACGCCAAGTAGCGCGTCCGGTCCAACATCCTCCGTCCGCCTTCCAGTCGTGGGTGTCGACCTCCATCGACTGAGCATTGAACCCGAGCAGCCCACCAGGAGTTACCGGGGCGACGATCATCGCCATCTGGTCGCACAACCACACCTGACCCGACGCCGTAGCAACGGGCTCCAGGAGGAGGCGAGCAGTCACCGCCCCCGCGGGGGCTCTGTCGATGACGGCGCATCGGGTCCACGTCGACGCCGTCAGTGTCCAGGTCTGAGAGCTGGACGAGATCAGGTTCCCGCTTGCGTCGTACCACCGGATTCCGGTGTGCCACTCCGGGGCCGACGCAGGCGCGTACACCCACGCGTAGCCCATGTACTCGACTCCGGCCGTCACCGCGAATGACGCCACCTGCGTAGCGCGGCAGGCTCCCGTCGCGGTAGACGTCAGGGAGAGTGACCTCCACCCCTCGTACGACTGAGACGCGGAGACTCCGACGCTCGCTTGCCAAATCCCCTGCCATCCGCTCGCGTCCACCTCCACGCTTGCCACGCTGTACGGCAGGAGGTTTCCGCTGATCGCCGCTGGAGGGCCGAAGGAGATGACGTCCGTGACGATCGCGGCGCCGGCAGTGAGCCCGGTTGCCGTGACCGTGACGGACGCGTACGCCGCTCCAGCGGGGGCCGTTGCGATTACTACGGGGGGCGGCGTCATCCATGCCGTGGAGTTCGGCAGGGACGAGGCCGCGCTAGTGACTGACGACAGAGCGGTTCCGCCCGTCACAGCCGCGTACCACGTGACCGTGACCGTCGAGGCCCGCCCCGATGCCGCTACGACGTTGGAGAAGTACGCGTACGCCGTGTAGGTACTGCCGGCCGTCACCGCCACGCGAGCGGACGTGGTGGCGGTGACAGAACCTGCGGCCGTGGCAGTGAGCTGCAACGACGTCGTTCCGGAGTATGCCCGGCTGGTGGACCGCGCGAGAGTCGTGTTGCTCCCTGCGGTCCACCCGGACGTGTCCGTATCGATGTTGCTCGTGTTCGGCGCCAGGAGGTTGGTTGCGACGCTCACTCGTCGACCTCCCTCGTCGGCTCAATGCCGCGTCGAGGGAGCGTGTCGGGGCTGACGACCGGCTCCGCGGTTGGTGCCTCGTAGACGGGGATGTCGTCCGCCTCGTCCATCAGATCCACCTTCCATCGTCAATGGCCGAAGCCGTGAGTGATTCGCGTGCGTCCACCTCCGTGCGCACGATGTCCGTGATCTCTCGGTCGCCGACGAAGACGCGGACGTCGGCGTGGATCTCGGTCGTCCCTCCGCCGCCCTTCGAGGCGCGGATGTCGTCCCACTGACCGGACGTGAAGATCGGCTCAGGCTTACCCGTACCGTTCGCCACGAGGGAGAGACCCGGCGGGAGGTAACCGCCGTCGTCGTACCAATGCGGGCTACGGCTCAGCCACTTCGAGTAAGCAGCTGACGGGGAGCCGTAGTCGGGACGGTCACGGATGTAGTCCAGACCCCACAGAATCTGAGTCGCCGCGTTCGTCCTCCAGTCGGGGCCGGCAGAGGCCATCTTCGTCGGGGGAAGAGCCTGCGGGATGCCGTACGCGCCGCTCGACGGGTTCTCCGCGTTCCAGCGCCATCCGGACTCGCCTTCCCACAGCCTCTCCAAGGGAGCGAACTGCGACGGGCCCCAGCCGAAGTAGCGGAGCTGCCCCTTCGCGAAGTTCTTAGCCGCCGCGATGGACTGCGAGACCTTCGAGCCCGCACCGAGCGACGTCAGGTACGGCATGGGGTCAACGGCCTTGCCATTGAGCCGCGCCTCCAGGTGGAGGTGAGGCCCGGTGACGTTGCCCGTCGCTCCAACCTTGCCGATCGTCTCGCCCTGCGCCACGTACTTGTTCAGGCCCGCGAGGGTCTTCGACATGTGCGCATAGAGGGAGGTGAGGCCTCCGCCGTGGCTGATCTCGATGTTGTTGCCGTACGGGCCACCGTGACCAACGCCGACGACCGTTCCGCCGGCCACCGCGTGGACCGGGGTCCCGACGGGAGCCGGGAAGTCGAGGCCCGTGTGATGGCCGGAGCTCCACATCGAGCCCGCTACGCCGAACTTCGTCCCGTACGGGACGTTGACGGGCTTGATCCACTGACCGACTCCGCCTCCCCCGGCGAACATCCCGGAGACGGCGTTCACGATCATGTCCTTCAGACCGCCGACCATCTTCCCGGGTAGCTTCGTCAGCGACTTCGCCATGGGCGACGTGCCGATACCGTCGGGGATCTTGCTGAGGATCGGGGCAGTGAGCTTGTTCCAGATCTTCGACGGGTGTGCGATCAGATCCGCACCCGTCTTCGCCCAGTCGATCCCCTTACCCACGACGTCGCCGACGGTGTCCTTCGTCCAGTCCCACGCGGACGAGAAGCCGCCGAGGATGCCCCCGGATTCGAGGAGCTGCGTCCCCGCCGCCTGATGGAGAGCAAGCGCGCGAGAGCGGTACTTCGGGTCCGTCGGAATGACGTACTCGGGGTAATTCGGGTTTCCCTCGCCGACGATTGCCGTCGGACGGTTCACCCGCATAGGAACTGCGGGACCCCACCCATTTCCGACCGTACCGCCGGCCTCCAGGAGCTTCGGAGCATCGGGGAGCGGATCGAGTCCGACGAAAGAGGCCACCTTATCCCAGACGGCCTTGATGCCTTTCGTGTAAACCCACTTGATGATGAAGTTAACGGGCGTTTTCGTGATGTCCTTCAGTTCGCCCCAGGCATCCGAGATCGCGTCACGCGCACTCTCGAAGGCGTCGCCGACTAGGCCGACTCCGTCCTTCATGAGCTCGAAGGCGGGGCTGAGCCCCTTCTCCCAGAGCCACTCGGAGCGGTCGGAAATCCAGCCGAACGACGGCTTCACGGCGTGGTCGTAGAGCCAGACGAACTTATCGCCCACCCACTTCAGACCGTCCCAGATCCAGCCGAACGCCGGATCAAGCCCGTTCTCCCACAGCCACGCCGCCTTTTCGGCGATCCAGTCCGCGGACGGCTTGAAGGCACTGTCGTAGAGCCAGACGAACTTGTCGCCGACCCACTTCGTCCCGTCCCACACGAGGCCGAAGAACGGCTCCAGCGCGTACTTCCAGAGCTGCTCAGCCGCCCATGCGATCCCGTCGTACGTCGGCTTGAAGCAGTCGGTGTAGAGCCATCCGACGAGGAGGCCGACGCCCTGAATCGCGAGCCAGAGGGGCGTGAGCAGCGCCGTTACGACGATTGCCACGGCCGTCCGGACGATCAGCGATATCCCGGCGAACGCGGGGGCGAAGATCTCTTGCCAGAGCCAGACCGCACCGTCACCGACGAACTTGATCGCGTCCCAGATGCCGCCGAACGTCGGCGCGAGCACCTTCGTCCAGGCGAACTCCGCCGCCTCCTGGATTCCCTCCCAGGAAGCCGTGACGATGTCGCGGAACCACTCGAAATGGTCCCAGGCATAACGCACGGCGAGCGCCAGGCCCACGAGCCCGAGAACGACGAGGCCGATCGGGCTGCTTGCCATAGCGAGCGACCACAGCTTCGTTGCAATCCACAGTCCGTAGATCAACTGGATTGACCACGGCGCGTTTTCGGCAACCCAACTGATTGCGTCCGAGACGTATCCGAGGAGTTCAAGCGTCACCGTCGAGAACGGCTCCAGCGCCTTCGCGAGATCGATGACCGCTTCCGCGATGTCGCCGAATGCCTCGCCAACAATGGGTCCGTGCTCCGAGACGTAGTCAAGGAACTTCTCGAACTCCGGTGAGCCTCGGAGGTTGGTTCCCCAGTTGGCGAACCGACCGGTAATGCGCTGCATCCGCTCCGATATGGAGTCCATGTGCGGGAAGAATGCGTCGACTACGCCCGCCATGCCCTTGAAGACGTTCCCGAAGGAGACTCCGAGGCCGATGATCGCGGGTTCGGCATTCTCGACGATGCCCTTTTTGAAGCGGTCCCAGAACGGCGAGTCGAGTTCCTCGCTCGCACGGTCCATGAGCTCACCGATAGCGTCCGCGGAGTTCTCGACGAGCGGCGTCAGGCCAGGGAGCGAGTTCTTCGCGCCGTCAACTCCCCGCGTGAAGAGCGGGAGGACTTCAGGCTGTAGCTCGCGCGACCACTCCTTGAAGGCGGCCGTCAGACCATCCGGGCCGGCGATCGAGTCGTACAAGTCTCGCTGCTCTGGGGTGAGCTTCGCGAGCGCCTCACGGTACTCATCCGTCTTGGTCGTCGCCTGAGCCGTGGTGTCGATGCTCGACAGGCGTGCAGACTCGACGCCACGCTCCGCGGAGGCGATGGACTCCGCAGCCTGAACCTGCGTGTTGGCCGCGTTGTCCACGGCGTCCGCAAGGTTCCGCTGTGCGGCGGCGACAGACTGAGCCGCGTCGACCTGAGCCTTTGCGGCCTCACGCTGAGCGTCAGCGACGGCCTGAACCTGGTCCCTGACCTTCTCCTGTGCGTCAGCCAGGCGGTTCGCAGCGTCCTGGACATCCTTGTTCCCGTCGACGCCCGCCTTCTTCGCCGCGTCGGCATCCTTCTGGAGCTGCTCGTAGTCCTTCGAGGACTGCTTCGCGTTGGCTGCGGCTTGGTCGTAGGCGAGCTGCGCCCGCTCCATCTCCAGCTCAGTCGCGTTGCCGGCGTCGTAGGAGGCGCGGACCTCCGCGAGCTCCTGTTCCGCCTCCTTCAGACGGAGAGTGGCCTCACGCTCGTCGAGCTTCCCGCGCTCCAACTGGTCGTTCAGGTCAGCGAGTTCCCGAGCAGCCTCAGCGCGAGCCTCCGCGAGATCAACCTCCGCACGCCATGCGTCGCGCTTCGCGTCGGTGAGGGAGCGCTCCGCGTCCTCCACCCGCCTTGCGGCCTCTTGGCGCTGCTCCATCGCGCGAGCCGCAGCCTGACCGAGGGCGCGTTCGGCGTCCTCAACCTGACGGTTCGCCTGAGCGATGGAGCGGGCAGCATTGCGGTGCGCGGAGGCAAGGGACTGCTGCGCGGAAGCCATCTGCAACGCGCTTTGCGCGGCACGCTGGTTCGCGGCAGCGCTGTTGTCCGTCGCGGAGGCGGCTTGCTTCTCCGCAGCAGTCTTCAGCTGAATGACGCTGGTGACGCCCTTGATTGCGGGGATGGCCGCGAGCACGAGGGCGCCGACCCCAGCAGCGGCCACCGTCGTAGCTGACGCGATGGCGCCGATACCTGCGGCTGCGATGGGGACGACCGGGAGCGCTGCAAGAATTCCGAGCGACACCGTGAGCTGGAAGATCGCCGACTGTGCCTGCGCCGTGTTGGCGAAGACCCGGATATTCACCCGCTTGCGGTCGACGGCGTCCGCCATCTCCTTGATCAACTTCAGCTCAGCACGAGCCGCAGCCGTGTCCGCGCGGACATTGATGTCCGGGTGCTTGGCTCCGAGCCGCTTCAGCTCAGCGTCGATTGCCTGGATCTCCGCCAGGGCCGCCCCGGCGTCCACGTCGACACCGACGGTCTTCCGACTCAGCGTCTCCATGCGAGCCCGGAGACGAGCCAGGTCGGCGTTGAAGCCCGTGTCCGAGAGTCGGACGTCGGCCTTCGGCAGGGATCGGAACGCGATCTCCAGCCGGTTCTTGATGGACCGGGCGAACGCACCGCCCACCTGATCACCCTGACGGCGTGCTGCCTGCTGCCCCGCCTGACCGCCACGGTTGATGGCGTTGGGGATGGCGATCACGATGTTGTTCGAGATCGCCTGGCCCATGCGTCGGCCGGCCTCCTCGCCCACTCGGTCCGCAGCGGGCAAGACGATCGCTTGCAGCTTCGTGTGGAACGTCGGGGCGATGGGGACGACGTCGACGGCTGCTGTACCGACGATGTCCAGGTCCGGACCGGCCATGCGCTACGCCTCCTTCGGCTGGTTTCTCAGCCGCGGGTCAAGAGCGCGGCGCTGCTCGTCGGTCATGGTTCGGCGCGACTTCTGCGCGCTCTTCGGCGGAATGCCGGGGCGGGGCGTGGGGGTGAACTCACCGGGTTTGCCGCCGTTGGCAGCGACGAGCACCATCCGCGTGAGGCGGATCTCGTCCTTCACGGCCGCGAGGAGGGTCTCCGTGCCGCTCCACGGCGCTAGGTCGGGACGCCCCGCGTCAGTGCTGCGTTCGAGCTCCTCGACGGGAATCGCGTTCCGGAGCGCCGTCTTCGTCGCACTCTCTGGAGGAAGGTGCTCGATCAGTACGCGGAGCCGGCGCAAGGAGAGCCGACCCCGGTACACGTCGAGGAGATCGGTACCGGGGTAATAGCGGCAGAGGTCAGCCTCTACCGCTTCCGCGTGGTCTTCGAGCGTGCGGAGCGTGCGCCAGACTTTCCCGGGGCCTCCCCGCTGGACTGCATCACAGCGGCGGTGAACTCGCCGATCTCGTCGAAGGTGGCGTCGATCTCGACGAACTTCTCAGCGTCGTCCTCGTGGAGCGCCCCCGCGGCCCAACCCTCGAAGTCGCCGTTGCGGAGCGCCTTCAGGTACGAGGGGCGCCACTTCCCCATGGGCCGCACGCGGAGCGGGGTCCCCGCCAGCTCGTGGGTGGTGTACTCCTCCGCCGTGGCCTCGTTCTCCTGCGACTCAGCGGGGGTGCTCGTGGTCTCAGACATGCGCGGGTCTGCCTCTCTCAGATGGGTGCGCGCGGGTCGTTCCGTGAGTCGTTTCACGGTGGTCATGCAGCGGGGCCCGGACCCGCGCAGATACGGGCCCCGCTAGTCACTTACGGCGTGGTCGGGAAGAAGCCCGAGACGTCCACGTCGCCGTAGTCGATCGAGCGGTTGACGGCCTTCGCCGTGGCTCCCTTGTAGAAGCGGAAGCTCATCTGAACCGGCATGACGTCGGTGGTCTGGGGCTGTTCGTCCCCGCGGTCCACTACCTTGCCGTTCGGCATGTAGAGCCTCATCCTTTTGTCCCCGTCGAGCGTGTCGAAGACGAACGCGTATCGCAGATCGTTCGGCTTGTCGGGGAGGTCGTACGAGGCGATGCCGGTCGTCTCGGACGGCTCCAGGGACGTGATGGGGACGTTGTCGTACAGGGACCGGACCAGCGGGTTCAGACCCTCCAGGAAGGTCACCTGAAGCGACTTCGTGGACTTGGTGCTCAGGGTCCGGATCGGCTCCAGGGAGCCGGCCGCGTCGACATCCTTGGTCTCCTCCTCGATCTTGAAGAGCCCGCCTTCGGTGGTCACCCACCCGAGCATTTGCCACGGCGTCGCCGGGTCGGCGAACCCGGTGGGCTTCGCCGTGTTGATGGCCGCCATGTAGACGAGGTAGTCGGTTGCGCCGAACGTCAGGTCGGCATTGCGGGTATCCATGAACCCTCCACGGGGCATGCGAGAGACCCGCGGCAGGCGGGTCAGAGTGTCAGTGGTTTACGCGTCCCGGAGGCTCACGGTGTACGTCGCGCCCCGTCGATGAATCTCGGTGTTCGCCCACGGTTGCCGGGAGGGGCCGGAGTCGCATCGGACGTCGCGAATCACGGCGCCAGGGACAGGGCCGCGGAGGAAGAGGAGCGCGTCCCGTATGGCGTTTGCCAGGGTGCGTGCCTCGTCTGCCGTGGCCGCGAAGACGTCGACATAGACGCGGGGGCTTCGGGAGAACCGGTCGTCGCTGCCTCCGCCCCGCTCGATGCGGATGACGGGGAGGCGCTCCTCCAGATCGGCAGGTGTCTCAGCGCCGGCGAAGACCCCGAAGGTCTGCTCTGCCCACGGGTTGAGAACGGCTTCGATGTCAGCCACTGTGCGCCGCCTTCATCGTGTCGATGGCCCGTTGCATGACCGCGTACCGCGGGACTCGTCCGTCGCCGTACTCCACGCGCCAGGCATGCGGAGCGGTGTTGATGAGCCTCGCGCCGGCACGGAATCGCGGCTTGCCGCGGAAGGGGACGTTCTTCCAGAGCGGAACGACGTCGAACGCTTCTTTGTAGGCGCCCGGGTGACGGTCTCCGTCTGCGGGGTCGCCGACAGGAGCGATCCCCTCGCATATCCCCTTCATCTCGACGGCCGCCTTGCGGCAGGCTCGCTGAACTCCGGGGCGTTGAAGCATGCGTCCGATACCGGAGTACCGACCGGTGTACTTCGACCGGAACTGACTCGCCATCAGCCGGTCACCCACTCAACAGGGGCTTCGACGCGGGCGAGGGACGTCAGCGGTAGGACCATCGGTCGCCCTGTGACTGACCATCGCTCCGTGCCGCGGATGATGACGTCGTCAGGACGTACGTCAGTGCCGAGGGGCGCCACGAAGACGCGGTCCGTGTCGACGGTGTTCGACGCGTTGTGCGTCTCCGAGGAACTGCCGACCGTGACGCCGTACGGGCTGATGATCCCGCAGCCGGTCACGGTGATCTGTACCTTCGTTCCCGGCACCACGGAGCCCGCCGAGTCGCGGATAGGCGTCCCGGTCCGCTCGATGATGAGCGTCTCCGACATGAGGCGAGCTTTGAGGGTCATTGCGCCCTCCAGACCGTCACCGTCGGACCGCACTCACGGGGTGCGATGTCCAGTGAGGACGCGCCCGCCGACAGACCCACGGCTCGCCGGAGGGTCCGCCGCTCGTCCGCCGTTATGGCCTTACCGATCTGCGTCGCGAAGTACGAGATCAGCATTCCGCCCGCTTGCTCTGAGCTGACGCCCGCAGCGTTCACGAGGACTCGTGCGGCGATGGTCAGCGCCACCGACCTGATTCCCGGCTGAGGGGGGTCCGTGATCCGGTCCCCCACCTCACCTCGGATGCTGTCGAGCGTCATCATCGAGATGACGTCGTACTCGTCTGGCGTGTACGTACGGCTCGTCAGCGCTTCGAGCTGCGTCTTAGTCAGCAGATCCACTCGCCGCCGCCTTCCGTCGCGGTGCGGCACGCTTCGACGGGGCCTTCACCGCAGGCGCGGGCTCTAGCTCCGTGAGTCGTTTTGCGGGACTCGGAGCCTCCGCCCACGCCTTCGGATTGTCGATGAGTACCTGAGCCCACTCGGGGACCTCGTCCGCGGGGCCGAACACGTGGGCCGTCCCGCTCTCGTCCGTCACGTGGACGTTCGTTGCCAGGGTTGCCATGCGTGAATGCCTCGCGTTTCAGGTCAGAGGACGTCAGCGACGAACGTCAGGTCGGGGTTGCCCAGCACCGGGAGGACGATCGAGGTCGCGCGCGTCCACACGGTCTGCGGGTCCTCGGACTTGTAGCCACCCACAGCCACGCCGGCCGCATCGCCCTGGAGGCCGTACCGCGGGTCGTTGGCCTCGACGGGGACGCCCCAGAGGGTCTTGCCGAGAGCGTCACCCTGCGCCGGGAGGAACGCGAGCTTGTCTTCGGGAGTGACTCGCGTTGCCACACCGTCGACCGACACCTGAGCGTCGTAGATGATCGGCTCCGGGATGTCGAAGTCGCCCAGCACCGACGTGAGCTGATCGCGGGTGAGCACCGTGGGGGCGTTCGTCGAGCCGGCGAAGAGCTCCCGGAGCTGCTTGTTCCGGCGGAGGAAGTTGTAGATCTTCCGGGACATCAGCGTCGCGCCGGGGAGGCTCCCGTTCGTGGCGACGTAGGTGTCCAACCACGACTGGAAGTAGTCGTACGCGAGGGACGTCTCCGTCGAGCTGAACAGGATCGCGGCCGTCACGTTGTGCGCCGCGTTACGACCGAAGTCGACGCTCGCGCTCACCCGGTTCTCGTTGATCGTCACGGAACCGTTGAAGATCGCGTCGCCACGGGCGAGCTCGACACGAGCAGCGATGGCGTTGACGAGCTTGACGGAGTCGGCCTCCATCGCGTCCCGGATCTCCGCCGCCTGCGTGTCGACGTTCCGCATACGGATCTGCTCGTACTCGCCGACGGGCATCTTCCGCGAGATGGGCGGCAGTTCGCCGCTCACGCGCGTAGCGCCGGCACGGGTACCGATGTCCGACTCAGCGTCGTACGCCCGGTACACGGCCGCCTCGACGAGGCCACCGCCACCCCGGTTGAACCGGTAGGTCAGGTCGTTGATCGTGTCGTTGGGGAGCCAACGGTTGAGGGAGAACTGATTCTCCTCGCGGTCCCGGAGCGCAGCGCGGGCGTATCCCGTCAGCTCCGCGGGGGTCGCGTACTCAGTGAAGAGCTGCATGCTCTACCTCTCAGACGAAGATGATGCGGCCGGCGACGTCGGTCTTTCCGGCTGCGTCGATGGCGACGGGGAGCTTCGCCTCACGGATGAAGCAGTGCAGGAGCATCGAGCCCACGACCTTCGTCGAGGCGACGCCGCGGGCGTTCACGTCCTGCGCGGTGAAGAGGAAGCCGACGGCCGTCTGTCGGCCATCCGAGGCCGCGTCGTCGTACGGCCCGTAGAGGCCCGTCGCGGTCACCTTGCCGAGGGGAATCCCCGACTTGATGTAGCCGTCCGGGTAGTGCGTGCCGGCGGTGAACTTGGAGACGTCGAGCGTCACGGAGACAGGCGCGTCGGTGCCGTGGGCGGACCCCAGCCAATTGCGCTTGTCCTGCGTGAACGACTCGACCTTCAAGCTGAGGTCCATCTGTCCTCCGATGGTGGGTGGTTACTGCTGCTTGCGGTGCTTCTGCGCGTAGCGGTCAGCACCTGCGCTGATAGATCCGGGGTTGCCGACGTCGCCGCCCCGGTTGCCACCGGAGCGCGGGGGCGGAGGCGTAGTGCCCGTGCCCTGACCCGAGTTGGAGCCGGAGCCACCGAAGAGGCTCAGGAGCGTGTCGGCGTCGGCCTCCAACTCCGCCTGCGTAGAGCCGCGGAGTCGCTCCGCCTGTTCGAGCGTCAGCCCCTTCGCCAGGGCGACCTTCAGGCGCGCGTTCTCGTCGGTGAGCGTCGTCACGGAGGACTGCGCGGAGTCGCGCTCCTGCGTGAGTGTCTGGCGCTCGTGGTCCGCGCGCTGGGCGTCGGTCAGGTTCTGCTCTTCGATCGCCTTCAGGGCGGCATCACGGTCCTTCAGCCGCTGGATCTCCGCGGCATCCGGGGCCTGACTCGCGCGCTGTTCGTGCTTCCTCGCGTGGTGCTTCCAGTACGCGGCTTGCTGCTCCGCGGGCATGTCGGCAACCGGAGTGTTGTCCGGGAAGCCGTGCTCGTTGACGGCCGGCGCACCGGTACCGCCCCCACCGCCTCCGGTGCCCGGGTCTGCCTCGAAGAGCGTCCAGGGCTCGTGAGCCAGAGTCAGAAGCGCGTTGCGGCGTGCGAGAGTGCGTCGAGGCATGCTGAAGAACCCCTGTCGGGTGTCGTCGGCCCATGGCGGGCGTCAGGTCGGAAGGTTGATGTCGTCGGGGCCCGTGAAGCGCTGCCCCCGGTAGCCCAGAACGGGCCCGATCTCGCCGTGCTCGCGAGAGACGATGATCTTTCGGTAGTCGACCGCTCGTCCTCCGCGGTCGAACTCCCCGAGGGCGCTCTCCACGGCGTCGTGAACGCGGTTGAGGAACTCCTCGTCGATGACCTGCCCCGGGTCGTAGTCGGCCGTGACCGTCTTGACGAGGCAGTCACAGCCGGGGTGGATCGGGGCGAGATCGCGCTTGTGGTACCTCTGCGTCGACGCGATCATGCAGAGCGCGCAGTCGTACTCACCCTGGAGCTCGCGCACGGTGTAGGTGAAGCGCGGCATGTCCGCCGCAACCTCCCGCACCGTGTGCGTCCGGGCGAGCTGGAGGTCCGTCTTCGCGATGGTCTCCAGTCGGTGAGCTCCGCGGGCGACGGCAGCGTCCAGCGCTTCTCCGTTTGAGAGCGCCGTCCACACTTCCTTGAAGGGGCGCTCGTAGACCTCAGTCGGGTCGACACCGCGCAAAGCCTTCCCCGTAACGGCGTCCACATCGAAAGCGATGTTGCGGGCGCGAGGGTTGCTAGCCCGGTTCAGCTGATCCAGGTAGGACGCCGTCAGGTTCGCTACCCGTCGCTCGCCGGCGAGGATGATCGGAAGCGTCTGCCGCTGGAAGGTGCGGACATCTGCGTCTCGCCAGGACCCAAGCCCCGACCACGAGCGGTTGACGCGCCCGAGGACGTTCGTCCATACGCTCCGGACTGCCGCGCCGTACTGCCGGTCAAGCCGCGATAGCGCCATCATCACCCCGCCCGATCACGGGCCGCTGGTCACGCGCCGCGCGAGCATCGTCGAGGGACGTCGGCTGAGGCGCCGTCGGGTCGGTAGCCGTCTGCGCGTTGATGGCGTCCGCCGCCCGGTCGATCTCCATGCGGGAGATCTGCGCCGGCGTGTAGCCCATGTCCTCCATGCGCTGACGCCACGGAACACCCGCGGTGCTCTTCTTCACGGCAGCGTCCGCGAGCTCCGCAATGCTGCGGGACTCCGGGTCACGCCACAGGGTCTCAGCGGTGAAAGTCGTCGCCTTCGCCTCGTCACCGAGGACACGGAAGGCAAGCCGCATGGTCTGTTCCCAGCTCTCACCGAAGGATCGCTGACGATCACGAACCTTGCTGATCAATCCCGTCTCCGCAGCCTTCAGCGCGTCGCCGGAGACGTTGACGACAGCTCCGATCAGGTAGTGCGGGGGCGTCCTGGAGATGGCCGCGAGATCCTGAACAGCCGACTGAACGGCAGCGACGTACGGCTTGAGGTCCGTCGCGGCGAACTCGCCGAACTTCACCTCAGCGTCGTCCGTCGTCCACAGACGCCGGATGTCGAGCTGGAACGGTTCGATGGCCTTCCCGGTGACGGGGTCTTCCCCGACCTCCAGACCTGCGGCCCACCTCTGCCGGAACGCGCCGTACTTCATCGCAGCGAGGAGGTTGATCAAGCTGAGGTTGATCCGGTTCTGGATCGTCAGTACGTCCTCATGTTCCGCGAACCCCGTCAGCCGTCGGTTACGGCGGTTGATGAAGGGGACGAGCGGGACCATGCCCAGATCGTTCGGACGCTCACCGTCAGGCGAGTCCGGGAGGACGAGGGCATCCCACCCGCGGAGCTCCGCGGCGTTCCCGGAGAACTGGACGAGGTCCGTCTCCGACACGAAGTCGAAGATCCGATCCGGCGTCCACAGCGTGGCCCGCGTGTTCCCCGTCCAGTCGTCGCGCCAGAGCTTCAGACCAGCCGCGAGCTTCCGCCGACTCCCCTGTTCGTGCTCGACGGCCACCTGACGCGGTGTCTCGTGGGTGATGACCGGGCGGCCGTCGTCGCCACGCTCGACGAGAGCGAACGCCCGTCGCTGCGAGAGCGCGCCGTAGTGAATGAGGTCGGCGTCCGCGTCGAGGCTGTTCTCCTGCCAGATGCGGTTAGCGTCCGTGTCGGCCTTACGCGCGTCCTCACTGTCGTCGTCCGGGTCACCGAAGCGGAACCCGTCGACGTGCATTCGCTCCGCCGGGGAGTCGAGGACGAGAGCGGTCCAGTTGGTCCGCGCGTCCTTCATCCACTCGCGAGCTTCACGCGGGTCGACCCCCAGCACGTGAGGGACAGGCGGACGCCCTTCGGCGAAGTCCCGGAGCGTGTCGAGTCCCGGGGTCGTCTCACCGTCGGTGCCGGTGCTGTCCTCACGCTCGTCGAGGAGCTTCTTCCCGAGACGCTGAAGCCACCACCCGGGAGACTCCACCTTCGAAGCATCGATAGGCACTTACGGACCTCCCTCAGAAGGCGACTAGTCGACCGGTCTTTTTCTTGCGCTTCGTGATGCCTGCGGCCACGGCGTCGGCGCGGCACTCGTAGGCCAGGCACGCCGCCATCGCGGCGTCGATCTTCTTGGGCGACTTGGCGTGCTCCTTGCCGATGCCCATGTGATTGCGGCCCATCTCGCGACGACGAGCGTTCAGCACGTGGCGCGTGAGGCGGGCGCCCCGCTGGAGGTACTCCGAAGAGACGTCAGGGTCGAGGGACTCCGCGTGTGAGAGCTCCTTCGCATCGACGGCCTCGACGAACCGGTTCAGGCTCGCCTCCATGGCCGTCGGGCGATTGGTCCACCACTCGATGGGGGCTTTCTGCGTGGCCCGGACCTTCAGGTCGTCGCCGAAGTCCCGCGTCCAGCGGTCGATGTAGTCCTGCCAGTGAGGCGGGTCGCCGTAGAAGCCGCATACTTCGTAGGTGTCGAAAGCACGGGCAACGGCGGAGTCGACCGCGTTGCGGTCCACCTGCCAACCCTCGCCTTCGGCGCCCTCTGGCTTCTCCCAGACCCCGAGGAGCATGAGGTGACCGTCCGAGACACGACAGGCGCATAGGGCCGTGGCGTCATCCTTGATCGAGCCGTCGAACCCGAGCGTGATGAGCTCGCCGGGGGCTATCTCCTCGTCGCGTCGGCACAGGGCCCACGCATCGGGGTCCATCCACGCATTCGAAGCGACGGTCCGGGAGTTGAGGAAGTAGCGCCGTCCGTCCGCGGAGTCGTTACGCGTGTCGTAGAAGTCGTCGACGAGCGCCTCAAGGTCCATCCACTCCATGGCGTCGCCGTAGGCGTCGATGAGAGCGGCACGGAGAGCGTCCTCGTTCTTCAAGTCGGGGCACTCGCCCCAACGGTGGTCGTACATGAGCCGCGCACGACCGCGCTTCTTACGACCGTCGCGGATCGCTTCGGCTTCCTCGTAGGTGCGCTCAGCGACGGAGTCTTGCCCGGGGGCGAACATCGTGGTCGTTTCGAGGTACCACGGTTCCGCGAGCCGCTTGCGCTTCCGGAGGTTACGCGTCACCGTGGCGTACATGCGCCGCAGTTCAGGCGTGTTGTAGAGGTGGGTTTCGTCGAAACAGACCCACGTCTCCTTGCCGCCGTCCTTCGAGGAGGACGAGGCAGTCGACGGCGTGATCTCTCCGCCGTCGGGGAGGTTGATTCGGGTGATCCCGACGTCGAGACCCGGGATGCTGCTGAGGAGCGACGCCTCGTCGGTCAGGTTGAAGTGAACGGTGTCGAAAACATTGCCCGTCTGGCCTTCCTCCGTGGCCATGATCCGGATGTACGGAACGGACACAGGGCGCCCCATGGGCTCGCCGGCTTCGTAGACGTACTCGAAGCCAAGACCCCACGGGTCGCGGTAGACCTCCCCGCCTTCAGCCCACCCGTCGAAACGGGCTGGGCCGAGAGCCTCGAAGAGCGCCAGGCGGGCGCCTAGGCCCGACTTGTCGCAGCCCTTCGGGCGTGAGAAGAAGGCGGAGTCGTAGAAGCGTCGGCCGTCGGCGTCGAGGCCGTAGCAGTCGACGACGAAGCCTGTGTACTCGTCACCATGCCGTACGGGCATGCCCTGGACGTCACCGGGGCCGTGTACGACGAAGTACTCCATCCATGCAATCGACAGCCACCCAAGGGAGCGGCTTCGGTCGTGACCGGGGGCGCGCACGATTGCGCGCGGCATGGGTCCCCTATCCGGTCAGGCGAGCACGTCGGCTCGTGATGTCGCTGACGTTGTCGGGGCGCTGTGCGGCCCTCTGCGGGACGTTTGAGGGCTCGTCGACCTTGAGCTTCAGTCTCGCCCTGTCTTCCGGCGTGGCGCCGAACTTGGCCGCTCTGAGCCGCACTTCGGAGGCGAAGTCCCATCGCCCTGCGGACCACATCTTGTGGTGCATGAGCGCTGTGTCGATCAGGAAGTCCCAGTCGGTTGCGACGAAGGTCTGAGCCATCGGCGACGTGCGCCAGGACTCCCACCACGCAACGGTCCGTGGGTGCCATTCGACGATCTCGCCTGTGTCCTCGTTGACGCCCAAGACGCCGTCAGGGAGCTCCGGACCGCGGAGTTCGTCGTCCGGGACGACGACCGTCTCCGGATCGCTCGTGTTGCGCCGGCGCCGCTTTGTGGGGTCCTTCGGGGCGGGTCCACGACCAGCCATGACACCTCCCGGGTAGGAACGGCTAGGCCGTCCCGTGGCGGGAGCTAGCGAGCCGTCAGCTTGGAAACCACCGCGGAGAGGTCCGCGAGGATCGACGGGGACGAGCCATGTCGGCGCCCCGTCATTGCGATGTATCGGCCGGTCCCGTAGATCTCCACGGCCGTACCGTCGGGACGTCGGATGCGGCGTCCCTGTCGGACGTCCGCACGACCCCAGATGTGCAAGCCGTCGCCGGACGGGGACACCTCTACGTAGGTGGCGCCCGCGTCGCGGATGACGGCTGCGGCCCACGGGGCGAGTTGCCCAGTGAGCGGGTTGAGACAGTGGTCCAGGTCGAGACAGACGATGTCGTCGACGTCGGAGAGGACGAAGCCCAGACCTGCGCCGACCGTCGAAGCGGCGGCATCCTTGTGCGTGCTCCACGTGCGGTCGTCGGTGCTCGATGCCGCCATGCCGGCGACCGTGAGCGGCCTCTTATCCGCGGAGCGGCGTACCCACCTGTCGCGGGTCGTCAGCTCGACGGGGAGCGGGTTACGCGCCTTCGCGCGCGACAGTGCCTTCCGGCACCGAGGCGAGCACGTCTTAGCGTGGGCACGCGCCATGATCGGCATGGGCCCGGCGCAATGCTCGCAAGTCGTGTTCATGGGTCCATCCTAGATGCGGCCGGTCACACTTTCAAGGCTCTGACCAGCACATATCCAAGTAGCTGTGTGACCGAAGCCCTGTGTGCCCGTCTCCCGGTTCGGGGTCCGGATCAGTCCGGCGAGCCGGCGTTCGGGCCTCCTGCGGGCTCCTGTGGACGCCTCGTGCCACTTCCCCAGACCCGTACAGACAGCGAGCCCCAGCACCTATACGGTCTGCAAGGCGGGCCGGCGGGGATCACCCCCCTGGGGTGGGGCTAGTCGATCTTGGCAGCGAAGCCGGCTCGCGGCTCTCGACGATCACCGTCGGCGAGCTCGCCGCGGATCTCCAGGCGGCTCGGGACGAGCGTGATCATGATCTTCGTGACCTCGTCCTTCGTGCCGACCGTGATCTTCGGTGCCTCAGCGAGCCGGCCAACGTCGACACCGTTGACGATCACGCGCGTGACGATCACTCCATCTGCGCCTGTGTCGTCGTCCTCCTCCAGCACCACGTGTGCGCCGCTCATGGGCTAGTCCTCCAGGGCCGGATGGTTGGGCTTGGCTCGCTCTGTGCGCACGCGCTTGCGGGCTGCTGCTGTGCCGCCCTCACTCGCGCTCTTCCTGGCGTGGCACCACCCGCACAGTGCCCTCAAGTTGGCCATGCTGTGGTCGTCACCAGCCTCGATGTGGTCCACGTCCGTGGCGGGTGCGCCGCACAACTGCCCCTCACTGAATCGGGCTTGGCAGATGTAGCCGTCACGTCGCAGCACACGGCGCCTAATGGCGGGCCAGTTGCTAGGCAGGCGTGATCTGCGTGTGCTTCCTTGCCACGCCATTCGCCGCCTGCCTTACGCTGTGGCTCCGTGTGGCTGGGGAGAGCCACTGATTCATGGGGGGTTGCGCATGCGCGCCTACGTCCGCCGTGCCTGCGTGCCGGCAGTGCTGATGTCCGCCGTTCTGTTGGCGGGGTGTTCGTCAGGGGGCGACAGCGATGACGCCGCTCCGTCGAAGTCCGCGACCGTGGAGGCCGTGGCTGAGGAGCCCACGCCGGAGCCGTCAGAGACGCCGTCCTCGTCCGCTCCCGCGGCGCCGGTCCTGAAGGTCGGGCAGGCAGGGGAGTTCACAGCCGTGGACAGTTCAGACGAGTCGGTGACGACGACGTTGAAGGTCACCGTGAAGTCGGTGAAGTACGTGACGCCGGCCGCCCTGGACACGTCGAACAAGCCGAAGAACGGTCAGTACGCCGTCCTCACGCTCACCGTGGCGAACGTGGGCGATCAGCCGGGGCGCTTCAGTCCGTACGGGGCCATGCAGTGGATGGACGACCAGACGGCCGCGCAGGACTGCACGACGCTGGAGTCCGTCGACGGGCAAGACGTCGACACGGAGTATCGGCCGGGCCAGTCCGTGACTGGCGGCGTCGTCCTCGACGTTGGCCGCAAGGGCGGGACGGTGCTGTACTTCGATGACGCCGGCGAGGCTGCGTTCACCGTGGCGATGCCGAAGTCCTGAACGTAGTCAGCCCCGCTCCCGGGAACTCTCCTCCGGGGCGGGGCTCGTCTGCTAGCGTGGTTTTTGCTGCTCCCCGCGAAGGCGGGGGTGAACCAGTGGATGAGCCTGTCGGTTTTGGCTCTGACTTCTAGGTCACGCAGCATTCCCCGCGCGAGCGGGGGTGGCCCGTCGACAGGCACTAGTGAGCCGTCAGCGGTGTTCCCTGCCATCCGCAGGGATGAGCGTCGAAGAGGTCCCGTTGCCGTCACGGGGCCTCTTCGCTATGTGGAGCCCCCGGCGCGACTCGAACGCGCGACTTCCGACTTACGAGGTCGGCGCTCTGGCCAACTGAGCTACGGAGGCAAAACCCCGCCCACGAGGGACGGGGTGGGTTGTCGCTGCCTTCCTCCACGGCGTCACGCACCGCTTCGGCCCGCCGTCCGCCTCGTGACAGGCGTCAGGCTCGCCCGACCCTGCGTAGTGAGGGCGTCAGCTTCGGGAAGTACCGCACGAGGGACTCGAACCCCCAACCTCCTGATCCTGAATCAGGCGCCTCTGCCGAGATTGGGCTAGTGCGGCATAACGTCGAGCCGATCCGCGGCCCCTCCGGTTGTCCCGGTAGCGTGCGGCACCAACGTTCTCGGGGAGGTGGATTTTCCCGCCAGAGCGGCCCCTTACCTGAGCTCCTCACCCGGGATTCGAACCCGAACTACCCACTCCAGAGGCGGGCGTGCTGCCGGTTACACCAGCGAGGAAGTGAGACGAACCGGCGGACCGCACGGACATGCCGTCATCCCCGTTGCTCCGGCTCGTCGTAGACGCGGCGGGATTTGAACCCGCGTTCCCACCCTTCGCCCAACTGCCGGACGGGTAAGGATCTTGGCAGTGTCACCCCATCGGCCGCTCGGGGCACGCGTCCACCTCATCCGCCAGGCCCGCCCGACGGGAAGTCTTGGACGGCCGGACCGCTGCAACCGCGCTTCAACCCGGAGGAGAGTGCGGGGAACGTCGGGAGCGGTACCGGCCGTCGAGGAGGGAAGCGGGACGCCGCGCCATTCGCCGGCGTCGCCACGTCCTCCCCTCCTACTACTGTTATGGGGGAGCTGTGACGCGTTAGCGATCTTGGAATCGCCCTCCGACAGACTTGGCCCAAACTGCCAAACTAACCCCTGTTTTCATTTTCTCTCTATGCGTGTCGGAAGAAATTGAAAGTAGGGGGTTGGTTCGACACTTTGGCCGTTGGATCGACCTCGACGGTTGCGGTCTGTGACGAAGTAAACGATCCACGTGACTCTATGGAGTTATCCACAGCCGCTTGTGGACAAGGAGGCTGCGGGCCGACGTGACAGACGAGGACGCGAAGGCCGTCGAGGGTGCCAAGAGCCCCGGCGTACAGCTCCCGGGGCTCCTAGCGTCGTTATGAACCTGTTACCTCAGAGGCTCTCTTGGTAGGCCACATCGTCGAGGGCGTCTTGCTCCGGGTCGACGTGAGTCCCCACACGGAACGTCAGCCGCTCCGAGATGTCCTGGCGCCACCCCGTCGACGGAGCGGCCTCCACGCGCACGCCGATGGCACGCATCAACTCAGCCCGCTCATACCAGTCGTCAGCGGCTCGCCAGGCGTCGCCCCATGTCTGGTCAAGCGTCACGACCTCCTGACGCGGCGGGATGTAGGGCGTCTTACGGAGTTCAGCGAGCCTGTTGGAGCGTCCGGTGAGTTGCTTCTCGACGGCATCCGCGGCGGGACCGGTCAGTCGCCCGAGACGCTCCGCGAGCTCGTCCACGGCCGCTTCAAGCTCCTCGATCTCGCCTCGGTGGTCGACGCCGGGGGTTGTGATCACTTCCGTTCGCTTGAACGGGCCGACGTTCGCCATGAACTGCTCGTCGAGCCACTCCAGGGTTTCAGTGCGTCGGACACTGAGCCCCGGAACGCCCTTCGGGTGGTACTTGCCGTTGCACCGGAAGTTGTAGACGCGGACGCCGGTCGGCACACGGTTTCGCCCCTTCCCCTTCGTCTCAGGCGTCCACGACTGGACCAAATTCCGGTCGCAGGCACCACAAACGATGATCTCCAGGAGTTCGTGACCGTCACTCCGGGGCTTGCCGGCGAGGCCGTTCTCCAGCTTCACCAACGCGTCTTTGAGCCGATACGCCGTCTCGTCGTCGATGAGTGGCTCCGCCTGGAGGCGCGGCGTCCCGTCATCCTCACGGACAATCGTCCCGTCGCGCTTCACGATGTACCCACGGTTCAAGGCCGACTGCAACATGTCCCGGACGACGGTGACGTTCCACTGGCTTTCGGGGTCGATATCGCGGGGAGGATCGGCTAGAAGTGCCCGGTGGTTGAACGGCGTGATGGCGTGCATTGCTTCTAGCCACCTCGTGATTTCCGAGAATCCCTGCCCGGAAATTGCCCGTGCGATCATTCCCCGGCGGATATCCGACGTGGATCGCGTCGGTTCTTCGTCGGTGTGGAGGAATAGCCACCACCCGTCCTTCCCGTCTTCGAAGGTCTTCCGTCCGGGCCTCCACCCGTAAGGGACCGGCCCTCCTCCCCAACGGCCGAGCGATTCAAGGTGCGCAGCCGCACCCTGATTCCGCTCCATAATCGTCTGCCCCTCCATCTGGGCAGCGAAGGCCAGGATGAGCGTGATGAGCTCAGACATCGGAGATCCGAAGTCGAGTTCAAGCATGTCGCCGCCGGGGCCGGACGCGAAGATGAGTCGCTTCTTGTGCTTCTTCGCGTAACGCCCTAGGTCCGCCATGTCCGCCATGGACCGCACCGCGCGGTCCATACGCTGCCAGATGATGACGTCCCAGTCGTCGGGATGCTCCAGCCAATGCGCTAGCTCAGGGCGCTCCCACGGTGTCGTCTTGAGCGCCGACAGATCTAGATCAGTGGCCCATCCGACGAAGGAGCCGCCCACACGCCGTTGGGCGGCAGTGATCATTTCCTCTTGGACTTCAGGCGACGTGGTGGCGTCTGTGTAGCGGCTGAGCCGCACCGCCCCAACGACCCGGAGCCCTCCCATGTGCGGTACGCGCCGCACTTCTCCCGATGCCATGGTCCCACGATAGTTGATGAGATT